CAGATGTCTAATGACAAAGGAACATGGTTTGGTTGGGATGTAACTAAAGTTGGTCCTGTCGATGATAAAAATATGTACGACATGGCTAAAAACTTTGCAACTAGTGTAGGTAAAGGTGAGATCCAAGCCAAGCACGGCTCAGAAGAGACAACAAAGTCTAATTCAAATTACTAAATCCTAGGCAGTGGGCGTCGAAGCTAGCGTGGAAACGCCCACTTATAAAATATGATTGAGAAGTTTAAAAACATATTTAAAGGATTGGACCGTGCGCATGGTGTCACTATTGTTGGTGAATCAAATGGTAATGGCACTAAGATAAAAGGTAAATCATTTGTAAAACGAGAACCAGTCACTGATGAATTATGGCAAAAACACTTAGATGGTAAAGATAGTTTAGGTGTCATACCAATTAACGATGACAATAAATGTAAGTGGGGATGTATAGATATTGATTCTTACGCAGGATTTGATCATCAAAAACTTATAAACAAAATTAAACAATTTAAATTACCACTAGTGGTATGTAGATCAAAATCTGGTGGTGCACATGTATTTTTATTTACAAAAGATTATGTATCAGCAAGTTTGATGCAAGATAAATTAAATGAAATTAGATCTGTATTAGGTTATGGTGGATCAGAAGTTTTTCCAAAACAACGTGAATTAAAATCCAAAGATGATACAGGAAATTTTCTTAACTTACCATACTTTAATTGCAGTAATACAACAAGATATGCCTTTCTTGAAAGTGGCGAAGCTGCTACACTAGACAGTTTTTTTGAGTTAGTAGAAAGATATAAACAAGAGGACATTAGCACAATAGAAGTTAAAAGACCAGAAACACCATACTCTGATGGTCCACCATGTGTAGAACTTATGGTGCAAAACAAAGTTACGGAAGGTGGTAGAAACAATGCATTGTTTCATTATGGTGTGTATGCAAAATCTAAATGGCCAGAAAATTGGAAAACAAAATTAATATTATTTAATGAGTCTGCAATGGCACAACCATTGTCAGATATAGAAGTAAATATAATAACAAAACAACACGAGAAAAAAGATTGGGGATATAAATGTAATGATCAACCTATGTGTAGCTTGTGTGATAAAAAATTATGTAAGACTAGAAAGTTTGGTATAGGTCAAGAAATAACTTTTCCTAATCTTACAGATTTACAAGTCGTAGCGTTAGAAGAACCATACTATTACATGAACGTTGATGGCGATAGATTATATCTTGACTCTGCAAAACATTTAACAAATCAAAGTCTATTTCAAGAAGAGTGTGTTAAACAATTAAGATTTAATCCACCAACTCTAAAAACAAACGATTGGAAAAAACTTACAAATATATTATTAGAAAATGCAGAGGTAACAGAACCTGCAGAAGGCACAGGCACAAAAGACATATTAAAAAATTATTTAGAAGATTATTGTGTAAATAGAATACAAAAAGACGATTACGAAGATTTAAAAAATGGTGGTACATATACCAAAGAAGGTTATCACCATTTTGTATTTGATAACTTTTTTCACAACTATCTTTCAAGAAAACATTGGAAGGTGCCATACCAAAGAACATCACAAATGTTAAAAGATAATTTAAACTGTACAACTAAACGTGTAGGAAAACACAAACTATCTGTATTTGTTGTATCTAGATTTGATAAAAAAGAAGAAACATATAAGCCAAAACCATTTAAGAAAGATAACTATTAATGAGAACAATAATATACGGACCACCAGGCACAGGTAAAACACATACTCTGTTGCAACATATAGAAAAATTTTTAGAGACAACAGAGCCTGATAAAATTGGATATTTTACATTTAGTAAGAACGCTGCAATAGAAGGAAAAGAAAGAGCTGCAGTTAAATTTAGACTATCTCTATTAGATGATCTACCATACTTTCAAACTCTACATTCATTTTGTTTTAATCAAATTGGTTTAAGCAAAGACCAAGTCATGAAAGAAAAACATTACAAAGAGCTAGGAGAAAAAATGGGATTAGAAATAGAGGGCACACAACAAGATGAAGATCACGACAGTGTATTTTATTCTAAAAATCCATACATACAATTAATAAATATAGCAAGATCAAAAGAAATAGATCCTGTAAAATATTATCATCTTACAGATAATCAACAGGTGTCGTTAAACAAATTAAAAATTATATCAGAGGAATTACAAAGATATAAAACAGAACATGGTTTAGTTGATTTTCCTGACATGATAGAAAAATTTTTACATGGTGGTGACACACCAAAATTAAGAGTTATGTTTGTAGACGAAGCGCAAGATTTAAGTTTGATACAATGGAAGTTAGTTAGAAGAATAGAAGAGTCTTCCACAGATTCTTTTATTGCAGGTGATGATGATCAGGGTATTTACAAATGGAATGGTGCACACGTAAATACATTTATAAATTTAGAGGGCACAAGAGAAATATTAGAACAATCACATAGGGTTCCACAAAAACCTTTTGAACTTGCGAACAAAATTATTAACAAAGTTAAAAACAGAGTAAGTAAAAAATATTATCCAAAAGAAAAAGAGGGATCTGTAAGACGTTGTCAAAGTCTACATGAAATAGATTTTACAAAAGGTGAATGGTTAGTGTTAGCTACAGCAAACTATATGTTAAGTGATATAGGTGATGTACTAGATGAGAAAGGATTGTATTGGCAAAGAAGAAAAGCAACACCAAGAGTTAAAAATATATATGAAATTATACAGAAGTGGGATGAATTAAAAACAGGCATACCCATGCATTTTAACGATTGTAAAAAAATATTTAATAAAATGAATAAAAACTGGGACAAGAAATTATTTAAAGCTATGGTTAAGGACCAGTTCTATAGCATTGATGATTTAAAAGAAAAATATGGTTTACAAACAGAAGCAGATTGGCAAGAGGCACTAGATGAATTAGGCGACGAAGATATAAAAAAAATAACAAAACTAATAAAGACAGGTGAAGATTTAACTAGAAACCCAAGAATAAGTATTTCTACAATACATGGAGTAAAAGGTAATGAAAGAGAGAATGTAGTTGTAACAACAGACTTGTCTAATGCAGCGTTTATTGATTATGAAAAAAATCCAGATGATACACACAGACTATTTTATGTTGCATGCACAAGAACAGAAAACAATTTATTTATAATCGAACCACAAAGGAAAAAAGCATATGACATCTAAAGTATGGGATAAACAACACGGAGGATCACATTATCAAAAATATAAAATTCAACCCAGCAAGTTTGTGGTTGAGAATGAGTTGCTATACCCAGAGGGGTGTGCTATAAAATACATAATACGTCATCGTGATAAGGGAAAGAAGCAAGACATATTGAAAGCGATACATTTTTTAGAAATGATAATAGCGAGGGATTATGAAACAGATATTTAAACCACAGACTGAGTGGTTACCTCCACAAGATTTTCCTAATCTATTAAAATATGATGAGATCGCAATTGATTTAGAAACTAAAGATCCTGATCTTAAAACTATGGGCTCAGGTTCTATTACAGGCAGAAGTAAAATAGTTGGAATAGCTGTAGCTGTTGAAGGCTGGTCTGGATATTACCCTATTGCACACGAAGGTGGTGGCAATATGGATATTAGAATGGTTCTAAAGTGGTTCCAAGATGTATTAAATACACCAGCAACAAAGATATTTCACAACGCTATGTATGACGTATGTTTTATTAAAGCTGCAGGACTTAAAATTAATGGACCTATCGTAGATACCATGATTGCTGGCTCTCTCGTGGACGAGAATCGCTTCCGATACGATTTAGGCTCTATGGGTCGTGATTACCTAGGAATAGGCAAAAATGAGGCTGTATTGAAGGAAACAGCAGAGCTTTGGGGGGTAGATCCTAAGTCTGAGATGTACAAATTACCTGCAATGTATGTAGGTGAGTATGCCGAACAAGATGCAAATCTAACTTTAAAACTTTGGCAAGAGATGAAAAAACAAATGTATCACGAAGATGTTGAAGATATATTTAAATTAGAGACCGAACTTTTTCCTTGCCTCGTTGATATGCGTTTTTTAGGAGTGCGTGTAGATACCCAAGCAGCATATGAATTGAAGCAACAATTAATAGAAGAAGAAAAAGAATGCTTACAAAAAGTAAAAAAAGAAACATCAGTAGATGTTCAAATATGGGCTGCACGTTCAATTGAGAAAGTTTTTCAAAAACTGAACCTACCATACGACCTAACTGCCAAAACACATTCTCCATCATTTACTAAAAACTTCCTGCAGAACCATCCACATCCTTTGGTAAAACAGATAGCTCGTGCTAGAGAGATAAATAAATCTCATACTACATTTATTGATACCATACTAAAGCATCAACATAAAGGTAGAATACATGCAGAGATAAATCAGATTAGATCAGATAGTGGTGGTACAGTAACCGGTAGGTTTAGTTATAACAATCCAAACTTACAGCAGATACCAGCACGGAACAAGGAACTTGGACCACGGATCAGATCGTTATTTATACCAGAAGAAGGTTGTCAGTGGGGCTGTTTTGATTACTCACAACAAGAGCCACGTCTTGTTACACACTATGCTAGTCTTGATGGACTCTACGGTGTAGACGAAGTATTAAATTCATACAACGAAGGTGAAGCAGACTTTCACCAGATTGTATCAGACATGGCTAACATACCAAGAGGTCAAGCCAAAACAATTAATCTTGGTTTGTTTTATGGTATGGGTAAAAATAAATTACAAGCAGAACTAGGTGTATCAAAAGAAGATGCTGAAGATTTATTTAGAACGTACCATGACAAAGTCCCTTTTGTAAAAATGTTAATGGAGAGTGTCATGCGTAGAGCCCAGGACAAAGGTCGTGTTAGAACTTTACTAGGTCGTAGATGTAGATTTAATTTGTGGGAGCCCAATCAGTTTGGGATTCATAAAGCATTGCCACACGAAGAAGCGCTCGCGGAACACGGACCAGGGATCAAAAGAGCGTTTACATACAAAGCATTAAATAAATTAATACAAGGATCAGCAGCTGATATGACAAAAAAAGCTATGGTTGATTTGTATAAAGAGGGTATCATACCACATATACAGGTTCACGATGAACTTGATATATCAGTAAATAATAATGCAGATAAAATAAAAGAGATTATGGAGTCTGCTGTAGAATTAGAAGTGCCTAACAAAGTGGACTATGAATCTGGACCAAATTGGGGTACAATAAAATGAGGTTGAACTATGGCTTATTTAAATGCAAACATACCACCAACTTATGCTCAGATAAGAAGAGAGTATCTTTATGATCTTAAAAAACATCATGGAGAAGTTGAAGACTGTATTATCTTTGGTATTAGCTCTCTTACAGGTCGTAGCATTCTATGGCATGCTATTATGGAAAATGGTGCGATCTTTTATAGACTACCTATTACAGCGTTTATTCAAAGAGGATTTAAACCCGAAGATGTACCCATACGAAGACTTGATGAACTTCAGCTCTGGAATTGTTTTAGCTATTATCCTTCTGTTCATTCTTGGGATATTTTAGAATCACAAGCTGGCAGATACATAGGAAAAGATAAAAAATGGCATGCAGGTAAATATTTATTTACTGTTGACTTTGCACATCCTGAGTCTAATATACTTGACACTGATCATTCAGAGATCCCGCACGAACATAAGTGCGCTCACATAATTGCTTTAGATGATGGCAATTTTGCAGCACAACCAAACAATCGATGTATATGGGATATTCCTTCTTTTACTGTAAAAGATGAGACTCCTGATTGGAAAGTGCAGACATCTGAATGGAACGTAGAAGATAGTAGAGCCTGGCGGACAGAAGATACCGACAAGTTCTTCTATGAAATAGAGGAAAAGAAAAATGATTGATAAAATTAAAAAAGCTATTGGCAAGATTTGGGATAAAATTAAATCTATATTTTGGAAAAAATAATATGATTGGAGGTTGTTATGGACTACAGGTTCACAGCAATACTTATAATTCTGTTATGTTTACTAGCGTTTTGTGTAAAGCCACCACAACCGTTGA